CCATAGCTCCGTGCCTGCCTGGGAAAATTCCCAACCTGCATTTAAAACCACAACTTCGGAATAGACATCAACCCAAGGATATTCTTTATTATCCTTTTTCGAGGTGATAACGCCTTTACCGACCACGGTACCCGTCAGAACACATTTCATACAAATAAATCCTTTCTGCGTTTTACCCCGCCGGGTTATTTACAAATAGATTCAGTGACCACACGGAAGACACGACCTGAAAAAGAGCGACGGCCTTGAAGGTCTTCCGCAAAATCCAAGGCTTCTTTATAAGACAGGCAGGAGCAAAAAACTGCTCTAGTGTCTCGGTCAATTACGTGATACCATTTCATTTTCACTTACCGCCCTTTCTTTTATTTTGAATACATTTTATCATATTTGAATACATTTTGCAATTGGAAAAAACTACAATTTGCAATCAAGAAGATTATGTAATATGATATAATGCAATCAAAGGAGGCTGTAAGAAAAATGTATGCAGAAATGTTTTCAAAAAAAATAAAAAAAGCAAGAGAAAACACCGGATTCACCCAAAGAGAAGTATGCGAAGAACTAAGACTAAAGCAAAGCACACTTGCAAGCTACGAAATAGGAAGGACACAACCAGACTATGAAACCCTAGGAATACTAGCCGACTTCTACGGCGTTTCCGTAGATTGGCTACTAGGTACAGCTGGATGGCGCGACAAAGAACCGCCCCCATACGAACCAATAGCCAACCAATCCAAAAGAACCGCAACAGTAGAAGAAATAACAAGAATCCAATGCGGTAAAAAAAAGCCCCTACCAAACAGGTAAGAGGCTTTTCTATCCCCCGTCTTGACGGCAAGGGGGGGATATTATATAATACAGCTACTTCCTAACTGAATATTTTGTATAGTACAGGGGAGGGACTATCGGTTTCTGAAATATTGCACCAACTGATAGATACAGCCACCAAGGAAAACCAGAAAAGAAATAATAGCCGCAGGGACTAAAACTTGGTCAGAAAAAATCAGCTGAAAGACTTCTGCAAAAGTATCCATCACATTATAGGTCATTATTAACCCCCCTAATGATTTTCAAAACCCTATAAAGGTCTGCAAAAATTTCCTCGGCGGTTTCCAACCGGCACCGCGCTACAAAAGCTTCAAAAGCATCGAAAGAATCAAAATTCCGCCCGAATACATTATGTTCCGTCTGAATGACTTCATTTTCAAGTTGTTCAGACTTTTTCATCATGTATTCATATATCATACTATAATTGTCCATTTTCTTCACGATTTATCTGACCAATTGTATGATATGTCTGGACGAAATTTTTAAACTGCTGTAGGCTATTCAGTTCTTCCCCCTGGGCCTTGTATTCAGCTATAGCTTCATGAAGACTGCCCATGGTAAAGATTTTAAGCCAGTCTACCGTTTCAGCAGAATCAAAGATAGCGGAAAAATCGAATTCTAAATCATCAGACTGTACCACTTCGCCGGGGTCATACATATACTTGCCGTCTTTAATGGCCTTAGCCGTCCGGTGGGTCAGATATGCCAGAGTGGCCTTGGTGCTTGCAACCTTGCAGACAGCAGCTTCCGGTAAATCGTATTCCTTGGCCACAGAAGCGAAATATCGCGGGTTTCCAAATTCCAGATACACATGATAATGTGGCTTTTTCAAAGTTGGTTCGCCGGTATCAGTGTCAATCACATAATCCTTGTCGTGCAGGATATAGGCCCAACGGATAGCGCCGGATAGCTGCTGTTCGGTTGGCTGGGAATAGCAAACAAGTGACAATTTTCTAGCACGCATAATAGAACCCCCAAATAAAATCTGACACACAGCATGACACACTATAGGCGTAGCCCTTTGTGTGTCACGCCGCAGCGGACAAGTGGCTACCAGGCCAGGGCGCCGGCACCCTACGGGCTCCACTTCGTCGCCCATCAATCGCAACCTCACTACGTTCGGTTACTCTCAAGGGGCGACTACGTTCCCCCCGACGCACCCGCTACGCGGGCAACCTGGCAAGGCGATTAAAGGAAAGGGTCTGACCTTTACGGGTTTTCAAATACCGGCGTTTCCGGGACTGCCCAGGAATCAAAAAGCTTGTAGTAACGGGGCCGGAAAAGGAAGGAAAAAGGCTTAGGAAGACGCACCAGACGGCCAATAATCAGGGTACGCAGAAGACTATACCAGATGGGCAGAAAGCGGAATCCGTCGACAATCTGGTGGGTTTCCTGGTCTATCTGGACAAATTTCTTGACAGGGCGAAGAATAGTTAAACCAGCGCCCAGTTTCCGGATATACACCAGCTTATCAGCCAGACGGCGCAAGGTAATATCCATATCTTCCCAAGACTGTGAAAGGACGATTATGTCGACACCATAATGACGATGCAGCTTAAACCATTCTATCGTTTTTTGAGGAAGTGTTTTGTACTTCCGATTGTTGTATTCGATACCAGCCTCATCGACGATTAAAACACTACCTGCAGGGGGGGTTACCTTCCCCAATTTTTCCAATGGAAAAGGAATCATCCCGACAATTTCGGCATTGCCATAAACCGGGATGTTTTGCTTTAGAAACTGTTTAGTATACCGCGCCGCAAGCGTTGTCTTACCAGCGCCGGGGGAGCCGAACACAATCGTCAACATCAAGCAACACCCCCAAACAGATAATTAAAAAACAGAAGGAAAAGCGACAGCAAAGCCAAAGCCCAGAACAAAAAGCAGAAGGGCGAAGAATCCATAAAAACAGACAATGCCCGGGTAAGAAAAGCCAAAACGTTATTTAAAATCGCCATCACAACACCTCAAAATCAAAGGACGGGGGCCGGACAAATCCGGGCCCCCGTCCTATTTCATAGACATTCTGATACGCACCACATCAACCGCGAAGGATGCGCATAAGAATACCGACGACACCACCCACGACGAAGAACATCAACAGGGGCACCAGGATAACCGGATTGTCCGTGACAAATTTCAGCATCTGGCCAAGCCACGCAATGACCTTGGTCACGATTTCGCCGCAAGTCCCCAGAAAAGTCACAATTGCGGAAGGAGTAGTAGGTTCCAACAAAAAACCCCCTTTCAAATAAAATGGTTGTCGGCATTCCTACAGGCACTTAGCCACGCAGAATGCGCATAAGAATACCGACAACGCCGCCCACCACGAAGAACATCAGCAGGGGAACCAGAATCACCGGGTTGCCAGTGACAAAGGTCAGCATTTCGCCAAGCCAGCTAATAACCTCCGTGACAATATTTCCCAGTTCGGTCAGGAAACCAGTCACAGTAGACAT